GAGTCTTTTAAATAAGAATATCTCATGTTGCTGAATACTCTCCTTTCTCTATTTCACAAAAATAATCTACTAATGCATCTATTGGACAAAGAACATCTCCATTATCATTAAATACATACCATTTATCTCTAAAATAAATAAATCTATTATTGGTCAACTGTCTCAATAGTAACATATACTTTTGAGTTACTGAATCTTTAACTATTCCTTTATTTGATAATAAGAATAACATTGGATTTTCATATTTTTCGCTATGTATACTATAATCTCTTATTTTGTAAACTCCATTTGGAACAGGATTTTTTATTTTATTAAAATTATTTGCTTCAATGCCAGTTTCTACATATTGGCTATCTAAATCCATAACTTCTAAGTTATCTCCAGTAAATTCAGTTAGATGAAAACCGCCAAAATAAAAACCTTGAATAACTGCGTCATCACTATATAGCTGTAAAACTCCAGTTTCTCCAATTACGTGTCTAAATAAACTTTCATCTTCTGAATCTTGTACATAAATAACAACTCCTGGATTAGCTTCTACATTAATTCCATTTATAGAAACTAATTTTTGATAATACGTTTTAGTATCTTCAAATATTTTGAGTAAACTTTGTTTATTAAAAGATCTTTTATACCAAAAGTACCAAATAATTGACCAACCTTTTGAGTATAATAAACTCTATTAACTTTTCTGCGAGTATCTTCTTCTTTTGTATAAACATAAACATAATCAATAGTAACATTACAGTCAACAGGAAAAACTAACGAAGTTACATTAATACCATCGTCTCTTAGCTCATAAAATCCACGTTCTTTTACTATGACATTTTTTCCATTAACTGTCATTATATATCCTTGAACTAAATTATTCGATTTTTCATTCGGTAACGCAGGGCGTGGATTGCTCCCATCTACAATCAAATAAGGCTTTGAATTAAATTCAACTTTCAAGTAACTTAAATATTGAGGAACATTTACTATCCCTGTTTGACTACGTTCTGCGTACTTTTCTGAAATTATAGAAAAAATATTGGTATTCTTTCTAAATTCTCCATATAGTTGACCAATTTTAGAAAAAGTACCTTCTATATATGATACTGTTTCTCCACTTAATTGAATATTATATTTATTATAATTGACCAAATTACTTTCATCTATTTCATATGCGTTCGCGGAAAATGAATATAACATTCTACCTAACGTTTGATTAGGGGTTAAAGTAATATCCATTAACTTAACTAATATATTTCCTTCTGTTGTTGACCTAAAAAGTTTAACAGAATCTTCATATAAAAAATCCAATACCTTATCTCGAAACTTCTTCTCATATATAAAATCTCTATAATTAGAAATATTCTGTTCACTGTTATATTCTTTATAAAGATTTTTACTTTCACCATAAATCTCATCTTTGCTAGTAAATAATTCTTGTTCATCGCAAAAGCTAGTTATCAATCCAGTGATAGGAAACTGACGATAATTCATATTGCCATTTCTTCTAATATATGGAAATTGAGAGCCTATGGTGTCCGTCTTAGTTTCTGAAATAGTATGTTGGAAAGAAGAAATCTGATTATCAAATTTTAATTTTAAGTGTTTTCCATTCGCACTTAAATAACTATCTTCAAGATTTAGCATGATTGGACTATCAATTTGAATTATCGGACCTCGGTCTCCACGCTCATTTGTTTTCTGGGCACAATACTTATACCAAATGCCGCTTTCAACAGTATAATCGTACCAAGTCAAATCCAGTTTTTCACTCGCAACAATACTAATTGTATATATATCTTCCCAAACTTGAAAATTACTGTTACTGGAGGTTCTTCTGATTGTAACGTTTCCAAAAAAAGTTTCATCTTTTGTACTTAATATATGAATTTTAACTCGCCCTTCATCAAGATCATCTAATGCGGTTATAGTGGCATTTAACCTATCTATTCCATAACTAATAATAATGAAATTATACGATTGTGTAGAAGTATAATAATTATTTGTAGTATAGGTAATATCTACTCTATACTGAGTTCCTTCTTCTAATTGATAATTTAAAGTATAATTAATTTCATTAGGACTATATGGATTAGAATATAAAATCCCACTATCTATAACAGGCTTTGCTTCCTCTGTCTCACTATTATAAATTTGAATCTGATAGGTTTTTAAAAATTCTTTTTCAAGAGTAGAATTAGCAGAATAATACATTGAACCTACTATTGATGTAACTTGATTTGTAAAAATAATTTCTTGGTCTAATCCATTCTCGAATCCTACAATAGATAATTGTGGCTTCTCTATGCCTTTAATAACACAAACCGTAGACCATTCAGAAAAATAACTTTCATTACTTGATAACCAACTAGCTATTTTATTGGTATCGCTTGGAAAACTAGTAGCATTTGTACTAGTAAAACGAATTTGAACTTTATAAAATTGATTAACTCCAAACCCCCTATTTCCTGCTAAATCTGAGGGATTTATTTCTACATAATATTTATCATCAGTAATTCTTTCTGAATCAATCAAAATATTAGATACTTTTATGCCCACGGGGTAAGCGACGGAATCTAGTACAGATGCGTTAGTACTTTGATTACTTACGATAATCTGTGCGTTCATTATTTCTTTTATATCATTATATCTTGACAATGAAAAATAAACTCTACAAGTTTGAGTTCGTACAAAGGCTGGCATAAATGTATCTATAATTGGGGGATATAAATTATTTCCTATGCTTGCCATATTATTTTCTCCTTTTTTCTCTTTAATTCAATTCAATTATCTAAATCAGAAGGCGGCTGGTTTGGTAGATCTTTAACTTCATCCATCAATTTTTCAATAAAAGAATTGCCGCCTTCTTCTACATATCTTTCAAATCTTCTTTGCATACAATCTAAGCTATAATCATCTATCCACTTTTTTTTATAACAAAAATAATGATGATCTTTAGTTAAATCAGCTTTTATATCATCTTTATCAGAAGAAATTAACATTTCTAGTTGTTTATGAATTGCCTTTAATTGTTCATTAGTTTGTTTCTGTTGTTTATCTAAAGCCCGCATTTTATCAGCTCCATAAACTAATCTTTCTTCTAATACTTCTTTTTCTTTATCTCTTTGAGTTTCTTTACTAAAAGCTTTTTTTAATCGTTCAGTTGCCCAATCATAAAAAGAAATAACTCCTTTTATAGCCAAAGCAAAAGTAACTAAAAAAGCAACAATTTCTGATAAAGAATATTTTGCTAATAGCTCTATCACAAAACTTATCCTCCTATTTTATCTTTCTTCACAATATTTTAAAAAAAGAAAAAAGTAATTAAATAGTTTTACCCATATAGAGCTACTAAAAACCTATATTAACCACCTATCGCAAAAACAGGTCTAATACCATAAGTGCTAGTAGCATCATCTCTACTCGCATCTCCATATTGAGAAATTAAACAAAACCTAGTTTCGCTTGATACATCTCTCAACCAATAATTACTATTGATATTTAGTAAATCTGAATTGAAACGAAATAAATTTAATTGTCTATTATCAGAGGTTTGTTTATTATTGTTATGGGTATAAATATAGCAGCCATATGCCATCACTTCATTCATTAGATCTAATGTAGTAACAATCCAAGTTCCTTCAACCATAACTCTACGAGATAGTATTCTTGATTTAAAAGTATCTGGTAAATTTGATGTAACAGTATTTAATATATTTATTTTCATTCCAGAACCTATATATCCACCATTGGTAGTAAGGGAAGAATTCATTTGTCCAGTGGCTAAACAACTATCTGGAACAATAGCAAGATGATGAACTTTTGTTTTATCAATCTCTGGAAAGCCTTTATTTATCCAATAATCAAAATCCGCTATCCTATAATTGACTCCATTAACAGTCCAATAATCGCCTAAATATAAATCTCTAAAAGTTCCATCACTAATTGCAGAAGCTTGTTCTGAAGTAACAGTGTCTCCTAAAAATTTTCCTCTGTATATAGAATTATGAGCCGCGGCTCCAGGTTGAAGAAAATTCATTACAGAAGAAAGAGGTATTTGCTCATTTCCAACAGTTATAATCACATCTCCTGCATAGACTGCGTTACCTTGCCAATCAAGAGTATAAATATTTTTTCTTTGACTCTCAGAGCTACCTGTACCACCGCCTACAATATGAGCATATTTATTTTCAATATCTTCTATATTATACTTTCCTTGTACGTGTTGATATGAAGCGTGAGAAATAGTTCCAAGCCCTTCTACATGAGAGGCGGTACCTTTTGCTTCTCCACCGAATCCTTCACAGTGAGACATATCCGCTCTAGCTATTGTATTATATCCCTGTGCATGAGAGTACATACCTAAAGCTTGAGTATTACCGCCTTCAGCATGTGCTGCATAAGTTGTTTTACCAGTAGCAGTGTTTTTGAAGCCCGCAGTAGTACCATTACCTTCAGCATGACAAAAATTACCTACTGCATAAGTTGCTTTTCCTTCTGCAAAAGAATCTTCTCCAGCTGCTCTATTATTTGATCCAATAGTCAAGCTTCTTGCTCCAACAGGAACTTCTCCTTGATAATTACGTAATCTAGCAGATTTTAAACTTGCTTTAAGTTCATTCGCAATTTTCATATCTTCTAAATATTCACCTAAGTTAGTTCCATCTGGTAGATCTACATTAGAAGCTTCTACACCAATAGGAATTTCTTCACTATAACTAACACCATCATCTAAAGATACTTTTGCTGATTTAATTTTATCCATACTAAAAATAGGCGGGATGAACCCGCCTCTCCCCTTTCTTATTTATTTTTCTTTATTAAGCTTTCTATTACTGTAGTAACATAAGTATCTAAGTTACCGTAACTAGCTTCAATCGCGGATTGGACATCAGTATTCATCAATTCAATAGCACGTTGTTTCGCACTTTGAAGAGCTTTAGACTGAGCTTCCGCGGTAAACTTATCTTCTTTCTTTAAATTATCTACGTATGTCTGTTGAACATAATTAACTGAATCTAAAATAATATTTAGTCCTTTCTTTAGAGCATCCGCAGTTTCATTTTGAACATTTTTGTTAATTAGTTCTTCAAGATAAGTTTTTAATAAGAATGTTAAAACTGATGTTGCTACTGGAACAACAACCATAATAACTAATTTTAAAAATACCATTAATACATCTACCATATTAATTCTCCTTTTCTTCTAAATCTTCTTTATTATCTTGATTATCTTCTTCATTAATACTTAAAGGCACAGAAACTTTTTCTATAGATTCTGAAGATAGCATTGATAAATAATTATTTTTTGTTTTTTCAACTTGTTGACAAGTATCTTTTAAAATTAAATAAGCTACGGTAATAGGCAAACCGCTATTGCTTATTAATGTTGTTAAATCTTGTGAAAATTTATAACATTGAATATTTAGATCTATACTATTGTTATTATTACTCATTTATTTTTCTCCTATATAATCAAAAGCTAATCCATGGGCATCACTGCTTGACACTGCTCCTTTACTTAAAAAAGGCATCCGTTTATACCATAATGATGCAGTTTTATTTTTTACATCAAGAGATATTTTGTCTATTTGTACAATTCCTAAAAACCAACCTACCTCATATTGATCTGATTCTGAAGCTCTATTTTTTACATAATTATTATTACCTAAATTAGATGACAAAGCTCCCCCAGATTGACTTCCTATATACTTAGGCAAATCTGATTGTTTTGAAACATTTCCATTACTATCATATTCCGTGCCAATTTGAGTACCTGCTGATATAATTGACTTTCCATTTATCAATACATTAGTAAAGCTAGCTGTGCCATCTCCTTGTATGCTCCAAGATGCTCCTCCTTTAGTAGAGCCAGAGATGCCACTACCTGTTATAGTACAGCCTCCAATCTCTCCGCTTTTTGCAGTTAAGTATCCATTTTGATTAACTGTAAAAAGATCATTAAAATTTATGCCTGTTGCTGGATTTAAAGTTATTTTCTTTTCTTCCTTATCTTTTTTCTTCTCTGTTCCTACTAAACTAGAGTCACTAATTTCCCAGCCTCCAATTTTTCCGCTCTTTGCAGTTAAATATCCAGCAGCATTAACTGTAAAATTCTTCGCACCTAATCCAATTCCATTCGACCCTAAATAAACTCCTTCGTTATTATCATTATAGGTTTTTTTACCTTTACACAAACCATTACTTGTTATTTCTAAAGGATCCTTTCCAAAACCAATACATCCTGAAGCGGCATAAAAATTTCCTTCATCATCTACTTGAAATTTGCTTACTATTTTACTTTTTACTTTTTTGGTCGTTCCAAGCCCAATTCCATTTGTTCCTAAGTAAAAGCCTTTTTTCTCTACTTGTAATCCATTTTTATCCCCACTATAAATAGCACTGTATGCTTTTGTTTGATTCATACCCACAGTAATTTTGGCTGTTCCACTACCTATGGTTGCTTGTTGAGCTACTAAAAATCCATTATAATCTACACTAAAAACATTTCCCACTTTAAAAGCTTTGTTAGTTTGTTTAGAATTGTCTGAACTTAAAGTTACACTACCTTTAGATAGAGCATTTTCACCAATATTCCATCCAGCAATACTTCCTCCATCTTTTGCTGTTAAATAGCCACTGCTATTAACACTGAAATTACCTGTACCAAATTTAATTTCTGGCGTAGTTAAATCAATTAACATGCCACCTACTCCATCTTTATAATTTCCAGACTTTATTTCAGCTTTTCCATCAGAAGGATCTAAAATAATTTGTCCGCCATTATTAACACCAAAAACAGCTTTACCTGTTTCTGCGTCTAAGAATATATTTCTTTGACCTTTATTATATCCGAATAACCCTACCTCAATATTATTCTGATTAGCTTCTTGTACTTTTCCCATAACAATACCTGTAAAAGCATTATTATTATCTTTTATTCCTGCTCCAACTTGCGGGGATAGAATAAATCCGCCATTATTATTTACATTAACACTATTACCATCCCAATCATTTATAGCCGCATTATTAAATCTATTCAAATATAAATGTACTGGTATATAGATGTCTGCAACTTTTTTATTGTTATTATTTTCATCTTTTATTGTACACACTATACCATTATTTACACACTGTCCATCATAATTATCAATAGGCTTATAACTATGCTGATTTATTGGAATGTTTTTTGGACTAATATCTATTAAATGTAGAGAAGATTTTTCTTCCCAACGAGTTGAATCATTAATACCAGAACTCTGATGATATTCTAAAATGCTTCCTTTTCTATCCCATGTATAATTAGTTTTTGAATTGGTGCTAATATCTACATAACCATTAGCTTCTTGCATACGTTTCTTAACTTCTAAAGTAAAAGGAGTAGCATTGTCATATTTAGGTTTCCTTCCATCCGCATTATAAATAACGTATCTAAAACCAGTATAATCTTTTAAATTAACTTTATAGTTGACATCATAAATTTC